CTGCAATTAAATCTGTTACGCCCATTATACTCCTCCTACGACTTTAAGGAATTCAGAGAGTCCCATCTCCTGTGCAAAGTAAACAACTGCACCACCGACTACTAACCACTTAATTTGCATTAGTGTTCGGCTTATGTTGTCGAGCATAACTCTAAGGTCTTCAGCTTGCGCTGTAAGAGTCCTTAATTGTTCGTCATGTGCATCGACTCGCCACTCTAGGCGGTCAACGTGTTGTCTTAGGTCTTCCATGTGTTATCCTGTTATTCTGCTAGTTTAAATCCACCAAAGTAAGTGGTATCTTCACCACCTAATAATCTCATATTACTTGAGTCACCTGTTTCTGCATAAACGTAGACTTCAACTTCATCTCCTACTGATAGGGATTGAACTGTTGAACCGCCCACAGCTTCTTGCTTTGTGTGTGATCCTTGATTTGAGTCAAACCCAAACACTGCTTTGTCTGAGCCATTTACTCTAATAGCAACCCACATTTGGACACAATAAACACCAGAGTTATTCATCATACCGCAGCTAACGTAAAGATTATATTTACCCGCTTTATCAGCAGGTACAGTAAACTTGTGGTTTGTTGCGTTATCGTAAGCAGAGTCAGTGTCGAATTTTTCTGAATTAAAAGGTGCTTTAAACCACGAGTTGTGGCTGTTATCTAAACTAGCGCTTAAGTAAGTATGAAACGATGGTGTATTCTCACCACCCCCAACATCGTCAAGGAGTGCTGAAGGAATAGTCCCAGCAGCATCAAGAAGAGCTGGGTCTATGCTTGTTGTGTTAAAGTCTGCTAAGGTTCTTGCCTTAGTCATAATGAGTTACCTCTATTTAATAATCGAGCTAGTTAAGCCACCTGAGCCGCCAAAAGGATTCTTTTGTGAACATAAAAGCATATTTATAGTCGAACTTTCTTCTGGTGACGGTAAAGTGTAAGAAGTAACCTTACCACCTTGAGCATTGCTTGTGCTTTGAGATATTGCAAAAGTACCTACGTTAGTAGAATTACCAGCATCCTGATATTTAAACAATTCAGTTCCATTAGTGATCGACAAGTCGGGCAAATCTTGATGGAGACAAGTTAGTGTTACAGCAATATTGTTTGCGTAGTTCGGGCTAAATACCCTGTGCTGGTCAGTCGTAGTAGACCTTTCTACACTTGTGCTATAGCTTTCAATAAAACCAGTAGAGCAAACAACGCCGCAAACTGTGCTTCCGCCTGTGGCTGTGCTTAAGGTTCCTACGACATCTGCTGTCATAGCACCAGCTCCCGATACATCGAATATAGCTACTACAGTCGAGGGACTGTTATCAATGGCTGATACATCTACTAAGTGTGTTCTTACTGCTGCTGAATTACCGTAAGTTAAGTTTGTCCACGACCTTACTCCTTCATCAGAAGTAGAACCAAGAAGAACTATAAGCGTGTTAGCTTCTGCTGGTACAACAACATCCTCAAAGGTTTTTGTAGTTGTGGAGCCGCCTGTTGAGGAGTAGCCTTTTGTTTGGGCTGTTATAATTGTTGGTTGTGTCATAACTATATCCTATCGAGTTTCGTCAATGATGACCTTGGTAGATCCGCCAACTGTACCAGTTACACTTGAAGCAGAGGTACTGAGTTTAAAGAAAGGGCACAAGACTATCTCTTTAATCGCAGAGGCGGTAAAGCTTTCGATAAGTTGATAATCAGTTCCGTTTAAACTGCCGTATAGATAGGCTGCGTTAGCCCCATCTACAACGGCTTGTACAACTCCTCGTGATCCATCACCCATCTTAGGGTTGTGAGCAGTTGTACTATCATTTGATAATTGAGCCATTTTTTATTTCCTTTGTTTAAAATTAAGATGGTTGTACTGGGAATATGTTTGAAGTGTCGTGAGGGTTCGTCGTTGTTTTATTTACATCGGCTGGCCATTTAGATGGGATATTCCGCAGAGCTTGACGGTAGACCGCCCACTCTGCTTTTTTTGCATCTGAAAGAGGACTATCAGGTAACTGTGTCCAATCAGAAGCAGCCAAACGAATATCTCGTCTTACTTCTATGTCGTGCCATTCTAAGTTATAATTTATCATGCATTTAATCCTGTTACTGTTATAAAGCCGTCCCTTATTCCACGAGAGATAATGTCACCGTCAGTGTTAGCGGTTATTACAGCAACATCTTCTAACGCTCCGAAGACCCAGATATGGTATTCAGTGTTTCCTGTTAGGGTTACTACATCTGACATATTGACTGTTCCTGTAGAAGCTAATCCTTTATTATTAGAACCTCTCGTTGTAACATAATCCGTTTCATCAGTAGAAAAGTAATCATTACTATCTGATGTGGCCTTCATGGCAAACGCAAAAGTAGACTCTGAAGTAGTCCTAAAATCACCTATTGGGTCAAGACCTACTTGAACAATAAAAGGAGCTGTCCCTTGGAAATTGTAAGTTGTAAAAGAATAGTGCATTAGAGGATAGACTGCACCTGAATCACCACCGTAAGGCGAATGTCCTGCAACGGTATCAGGCGCTCCTAAAGGAATACCAATACCATTTTGATTGCTAGATCGAAGATGATAAGGAGAGTAATTAACCCATGTTGCGCCAAATAACTCAGGGAAATAGGGCATATACACATCATTACCAGCCGTACCGTTTATAATACCTAAAGAACCGTCAATAGCTGCACCACCAACGTCTAAAGTATTAACTTTAAGACGATTAGCGTCTAAAGTATTAGTAGCAATATGATTAGAATCTATAGTACCTGCAAGTATCTTAGAGCCGACTATAGTGCCATCAACTACTAAAGAACCGTCTATAAACAACTCTACAGTATCAGTAAAATTACCATTACCTAGCTCTGAAACTTCTGTACATATTTTAGTAACAACATTTGTTCTATCGTTTATTTCAGATAATGTAACGACATCACCTACAACTGGGTTTCTATTAGCCTTTTGCACGACAAGAGCCGTTGCTTGCAGATTAGTAAAAGCATTTGTTGTCATGTCGCCTGAGAACATACCAGCGCCATTAGTGCCGTGAGTACCATTGACACCATTAAATCCGCTAATACGGATAGGGTCGCCCCATTCATCATTTGGATTAGAGTTAGTTAGTCCAGTTTTCTGACACATCCAGTTAGAGTCGTCACTTGATAATTCTGTCCAACCGTTTGAAGGGTAAGTTGAAGCTGTAGCAGAACCCACATGGCCTAAGAAAGCAGCGTGTGGTTTTGTTGGTATTGTATCAACAGGGCTGTTGTGGAAACAGAAATAGACATTAACACCATCCAAACCGTCTGCACCATCTTCACCGTGGTTACCGTTTGTGCCGTTTTCAACCATTAATTCCCAAGCTTGGGCATTAGCATCATAAATTCTAACCTGTCCTGAAAAATTACCACCTGTGTCTTTATAAGCCCAGTTAGCTGCTGCTGCGTGGTCTAAGACTGTTGTACTACCTGCTACATAAGGAATGACAGGTGGTGTATCACTTTCACCTTTCCAGACCATACCATCGACACCATCAGTACCACTTTCACCATCTGCTGCTACTTGGTAATACGCTCCGTCTTGGTAGATAAAACTTCTTTTAAGCGCCGTATCATAATAAGCCATGCCGTCAACTTGAGGAGTGTTTGCAGCCTCAAAAGCAGTTCGATCCGCATACGTGCCTTTCCAATCTATAGTCGTACCATCGGTTCCTTTAACTAACTGCCACGTATAAGCAGAAGATAAAGGTGAATCAGCCACATTGCTGTCTGTATAGATACCTAAGTAATCTCTGCCAGTTGGGTCAGTGAGACTGAAGTCTGAAATCACGCCTCCAGAGAAATTAGCATAAGCGTAATGAACATAAGCATTAGCACCATCAGCACCAGAAAACTGACCTGCGTTGGTGAAATCACTTTCTTGAGAACTGTTTGATGCAGTCGTACATACGTATATATCACCGCCTATGATATAAGCATCACCTAAGATTGCTATAAGACCTTGTAAAGAAGATGTAGACGTAAAAGTACCTTTGATGTTAATGGAAGTTCCGTCATCACCAGCAGCACCTTTCTCAAAATACTTAGCAGGAACAGACCAACCTGTGTTAGCCCATACTCCATTAGTTTGATTGTACCTTGTTGTAGCAACCCACTCAGTAGTGGTTGAAACACCTGTCGATGAAGGAGTGTCTGACCAACCTGTTGGAAATGTCTCAGAGGTTCCATTGAAAGATCCACCTGTTGGTGTAGAAGGCTGTGAATTAGAAACTAGGAAAATAAAACTTTTAAAGCTTCCGTCATCACCATCAAAGTAATCTACTCCCTTTAAAGGGTTTTCACCATCAAGGCCGTCAGAGAAAGTAACACTATCCCCTGCACCATTATCAATAGTGTACGTATTTACACCATCAGCATTTAAACCGTTATCAGTTATTGTAGGAATAGGTACACTGCCATTATTACCGTCAGACACAACAATAGAAAGGTTGTTGGTAGAGTCAGTAAGAATAAAAGTACCGTCAGCTTGTTCAGTTATGTTTATATTACTACCTGAACTACTACCGCCACCAGTTATAGTGGTTGCTGTAATACCTGATGAAGTGTTTAACACGACCTCAACTATTGAACCAGCCGCTAATGTAGCAAAGTAGATTTTATTGTTAGCTACGTCTACAAAGTAATCATCAGGGTTTGTAGCGGTTGCTAAAACATTCTCTTTAGTAGATGACTGTATCAGCTTTACGCCATTTAAAAATACTAAAGCTTTAGTGTTTACATCAGGGACGCTTATATAACTATAATTACCTTCGGCTGTAAAAGATTCGTAAGTTGCGGTAGAACTTAGCGGAACGGCTAGTCCCCATTCTGTGCCGCTGTAAACTTTCAACCTTGCACTGTTAATATCGTACCAAAGATCACCCACGTTAGGGTTACTAGGGACTGTAGCCTGTGCAGTGTAGAACTTAACTCCTGCTAGATTAGTCTCTGTTGCTGTATCAAAAGCTTCTTGTGTTAAAAAGAATAATTGATTCGCATCCGCATCCATTTGATCGGCAGTTAATAAAGAGGCGTTCTGGTAATCGTGTAGCCGTTCTGTTTGGCTTGTGTTACGTGCTATACGAACCCTCGATCCTGCAATAGGTGCAGCGTTTAAAGCTACAGTTGTACCAGAGATTGAGTAAGTGTTTGTAGCTTGAAGCGTCCCGTCAATATAAACATTAACGTGTTCTTCTTTTAGATAAGGCTTAGACACAAAGTTTGTCTGTATGCCATCACCTGTATACTCATTATATGAAAGTGCCATTTGTTTTTCCTATTTTTGTATTGTATCAAACAAACCGTCTTCGACAGCCTCTTTAATAAGGGTTTTCTCTTCAAATCTATCCATTACATCAGGTACTTCTTCTGCTAACATATCCCATGCTTCTTCTTTTTTAGATCGCATTATAGTCCTAATCTCATTTACTTTAGGGCTATTGTTGGGGATACCTATAGCTATATCAGTGTCTTCTAATATCTCTCTAATCTCTCCTTCAGGAGCAAGCGAACGGTAGTGGTGCATCCATCTACTCATATAACTTTCTTCTGGTCTACTATCTGTAGCAGGAGCATAAAGAGTTCTTAGGTCTTCATCACCATACCCTTTTCTATAACGATAAGGGTGGTAGAAGAAGGTGTTAGCGTTAATACCTAGCTCGTGTAACTTCTCTCTGTTATAAATCTGATCCTCGTTTAGACCTGCCCTAAAATCTTCTTCCTTAGTTGCGCTAAAGATTAAATTAGAAGCCATAGGGTCAGGGTTAGTGATAGGCATTCCATTTACATCGAACGAAGGTGTGAGTTTAGCCTTGAAATTATCTATATCAAGGTCGATACCTAACTGTTGCAGTAAAGGATCAGCGTACTCTTCTAGCGCACTGTAGTACGGAAGAGCTTGCTTTCTAAACACTTGATCTAAACTTGCTGTCTGGTATCGTGTAGGGTCTTCAAACTCATAAAGTTTATAAATTTGACGAGGAAAAGCTGCGCCTAACATATCAAATAACTTCTTAGATATAACAGGCTTATCTTCATCTGTTGGGTCATTGACAGCTTGAGAAACTAAACCGCTAGTTCCAAAGATGCCTTCATAAGCATCGGAAAAGCCTTGAAGTAGTCTAGCATCTGATATGGTAGTTGTAACACCAATCAAAGCTGCTTGCATTTTTGGATAATGCTCATCCCAATACTGTTCTAATGCCCCATTATCAGTTATACCTTCTTGTTGCTGACGCAGTAAAAGTATCTGATAATTTTCCATTGTGTTCGCTATAATCTTTATAGGTGTAGATAAAGGATCAGCTAACTTGTAACTCCACCAACTACCGTCAGGCATTTTGATAGAGTAAGGATGTTCTGGGTGGTTAGCTCCAGTAATACTTCCTGAAGACATTAATACCATCGTATCCATTACAACAGCTTGTCCAAGCAGCATTTCACCTCTAGCTCGTAGCTGTGCTCTGTTGCCATTAGTGCCTATAAGGTCATCACGAAACTTTCTTGATGAAGCAACGTTAAGAACTGGAGTAAGTCTTATGCCTTCTTCAAACACACGTATAGGTGTTCTCCAAAATAAGTTAAGAAAGAGTTTAGCTACAGGCCATTCTCTTATCATCTTCTCATACTTGGCAGCTCCACCTGAGAGCAAACCTTCTCCACTAAATTCTTTCTTAAAGAGCATATCATTAGAATAATCTAAAGCGCCTTGATCGTTATAAGAGAACAATCCACTTTCGTCTTTAGCTAGTGACTCAGCAACCCAGTTATCTAATTCTTCATCTTTGAAACCTTTTGCTACGCCCTTTCGGTAAACAGCGTCTATAGTTTCTTTACGCATAGAGGTATCGTAAGCAGCGTCTAGTTTAGTTTTAACTTCTGTTTTTACAAACTTATCTAACTCACTACCTTTTAATCCTTTTTGCAAACCTTCTTCATAAGCATCAGCAGTAGCCTTAGATGATACAAATCCTCGGTAGTTAATATCCTGAAGGAATGAGTCAGATGCTAAGAGTAGTCTAGGGAAGGTTCTTAATACAGCGCCCTTCTTACCTTTAATTTTAATGTTTTCGTCAAACATTTTATTTGTTTCAAAGGTTGCTACTTGCTTCTCATATTTAAAAGAAGCTGCTGCTGCTTTCAGTGCAGAACTACGCATAGAACGAAGACCAGCATAACCTGCCATCATTTCTACATACGCTTGTTTGTTAAGTTTGCCACCTATCACAAAGTCTAAGGCAGGTCTGTAAAGAGTTTTTAAACTAGCAAAACCTACGTTTAGTAGTAAGGTACTGACAGAGAATACGTTAGAGATAGTAACCTCAACAGCAGGTGCAGACAATTCATATAAACGATGCTTAAACCACCCTTTAGGGTTATTAGCTGCACCTGCACCTTCTTCATCAATAATCTTATCGACTGCCTGTCTTTTCTCTCGGTTAAGTTTTAGGTACGTTGCAGGGTCTTTCGCTTCAAGAGCGGCTGTCATTTTCTGATCGTACTCAAACTCTACTTGTTTAATTCTATTATTAGCCCGACCTTCAGCAATAGCATCACGCTGTTTGAACAACAACTCAGCATCCGATAGGTCTGGGAATTCTTCTTTAAGTTCGTCTAGGGTGTAACCTTTACCGCTGATAAAGATACCGTCACGTTGTTTAAGAGCCATACCAGCCGCACCAGCAAGGTCAGCATCAAGGTCAGCTACTTGACTTAAATGTGCTTCAGCTTGTGCTAACTCACCACGAAGTCTTAGCTTCTCTTCAGGTGTAGTAGCCTTAGCCCATTTGTTTATTAATGTTTCTTGCTCACGTAAGAAGTAGTCCCGAACGCCCTGCACTGCTTGATCAAGGTTTGATCGTGACTCTACAGTTAGTTCACTGTTACGGATTTGTTCAGCTACTCGGACAAACCTAGCAGGAGTCATCTTAATAACTTCAGGGATTAACTCTTGCGCTCTGGTTGCGATTGACTCTAAATTTCTTAAAGGAGCTGTGAGAGCTGTATTAAAGTAAGGAATGTCAATAAGCATCCCATCAACATCTTGTACTGCTGGAGCTACAGGAGCTTCGTCAGTAGTCTTGGCAGTAGTAGCTTCACCATCTAATACATTTTCAGGAACATCTACTTCTTCTGTCTTCTCTAATCGCTGTGCTCTTTCAGCTTTTAACTTTTCTAATTGACTTTTTCTAGTAAGCTTGTTGGTTACTTTAGTAATACCTGCATCTGCTACAGTACCTAGGCCTAAACCTGCGGCAGCGCCTATGGCTGTCCCTGTAGCAATGTTACCAAAGTCTACAGAGTCTTGAGCACCACCACCTACTCTAATATTTTCTCGTATAGCCGTGTCAGCAAAGCCATATATACTACCTTCAGCAGCACCTACAACACCACCACGCTTGAGGCCTTGTTTAAGTAATTGCTTTAGACCTTGCTTAGTAGTTTGTTTGCCTGCTTCTTTAACACCCAAGCCCACACCAAATGTGGTGAGGCCTATGTATGTCAAAGGGTCTAAAAGAAAACCTTTAGCAAATCTACCGATTGCAGGAAGGTTAGGCTCATCTATCTCATCATAAGTTTCCATAAGATAGAGGAATGCTTCTTTCTGTTCAGGGGTAGCTGAAGCAAGTTTTAAAGCATCAACAGACATCCCTAATGTAAAGTTAGAGTTAAACCAGCTCATATGTTCTATGCCATATTGTGCTAGTTCTTCATCCGTCCCTTTCCATCGAGTCTGCTCGTTCTTACCTATGTTGTAAATAGTCTCTGTAGCTGTTAACCACGGATTATGTTTAGATAGGTCTTCATAAGCTGGAATGTCGGTAAAGTCGTAGGTAAAGGTAGAGTCGGTTTGTCTTTGTTGAACAGCGCCCCCAAAAGATGAAAAATCCAAACCGTCTATATCTTCATCCTTTACAGAGTTACCTTCAAAAGACGAAAAATCAATGTTGTCTAATTCATCCATAACGTTTCCTATTTTGTCGCCTGAGCCTCAGCTTCAGCAAGTCTTTGTTTAAGTTCAGCGATCTTCTTATTCCTCTCTCTAACCCGTAATGCGCCACGAGGTTTAGATTGAGCTTCAATAGCTCTAAGCCTGTCAGTTAAAATCTCAACTTCACTCAAAGCTTCTGTTTCGATAAGACGTTGTTGTAGGCTTTCTAATTCCGCCTCTAGCTCTGCCTTCTCTTCTTCAAACGATCTCTTACCAAATGTACCAAGAGGACTGTTATCATCAGCATACTCTTCAACGAGTTCTTGGGTAACGGCTGCGATCTGGTCAGTGATTGCGCCTACAGAAATATCCTTTAGTTCAGTATTAGCTTCATTAGCTTCTTCTACTGGCCTAGCTAATCCTTGAGCATCCCACTTAGCTAAAAAGTCTTCGCTAGGATAACCATTATTTAACTTAGAATATTCATCCCACTTCTCAAGGCCTTGTGCATTTGCTTGAATAAGGTTTGAGCTGTCATCGTTGTTATCGCTGCTTGCATTATTAAGAATCTCTTTTCTATCTTCATACGAACTTGTAGCATACTCAGTTATAGGTGTCATAACTTGAGTAGACGCTTGATCGTAAATAAGGCTTAGGGCAGCACTTGTTAAATCTTTACCACTACTTACATAATCTTCTACAAGTTCGTGAGTGACTCTTTTAAACTCTTCAGTTAAATAAGTTTCAACAGGTTGGTTGTCTAAGACTTCTTGAGAATACTTCCTCATATTCCTTGTAAAACGCTTGCTATCAAATTGACCTTGTAATTGCTTGTACTTCGTCCTAAGAACTTTGTCAGAACCTTCACTGTCTATGTAGTCATTAATGCTTAAACTGTTTGCAGCACTTGCGACTAATACATTAAAGTCATTTTCGTTAGCCATTTGGCCTAAGTATCTATCAGTAAGTTTAGCCTCTAATTCCTCTGGGGTAGGCACTTGTCCTTCAGCAAACCCAAATTCAGTAAAGTCGCCTGTTATAGCAGCGCTCTTTAAATCCCTTTTTGTTTTAAGTAAGAGCTTCTTAGCTTCTGCTTTTCTAGTGGGGTCTGCCGCTATTCTTTGTTGTTCTTTAACTTTTGTATTAATACCTACAAGAGTAATCTTCTGGTCATCGGTTAAATCATTACGAGCCAGTATGTTTGAATCTGAGGTTTTGTATTCACCTGACATGAGAGTGGTTATAATAGACTTTGTTTCCTGATCTTCCTCTATCTTCTGTTCAGTTCTTTTAACGCCTCTCTCTTGAGCAGCATATCGTTGTTGATTAAGGATAGCAGTAGTTAGTTTATCTCTCATCTCATTGCTACCCTTACCAGATAGAATGTATTGCTCTGCCATAAAGGTGTTGGCACGACCATCACTGTCTCTCTTTAAGGTTTCGCTTAAAAATATATTACCAAGCATCTCTGCCGCTATAGTGTTTTTCATACCATAGCCGCCTTTATTTTTAGGGTCAGTTAGACGCTTAAAGAGCTGCGCTTCAGTAGACCTAAAAGCTACTTCCTTGTTGTTTGGGGTTTTTGTCAGAGCTTCTTGGTACACGGCAGGTAACAAACCAGCGATAGCATCACTCCGTTGTTGCATTACCGATTCACCTATTGCTTTAATAAGAGGCGCTTCAGTAGACATTCTAAGTGTGTTCTCAAAAACTCCTAAAGCTTCAGGATTGTCTTTAAACGCATTAAGAGCATTATTATATCTATCCTGTGCTTGTGGGTCTGAATACACTGAACTAAAGACAGATTCGTAACTACTGTTCTCATTATAGTTTTCACTTTTCTGTGCTTCATTAAACAGCGCAGCTTCTCTCGTCGCAGCCACTCTTGCTTGATCTTTTTGTAAAGCTGTAGCTGTTGCGATTGCTTTTTGATTTTCTTGAGCTTTACGTGCGGCTAGTTGTCCTAAGTCACCAGATACCTGACCAAGAGCTTTTGCTACCTGCAAACCTCTTGTATTCTGCTGAGGCTGTACAAAAGTATCTACCTGTCTAGCTGCAACTTGGTAATCTGGTTTCTTCGTAACATTACGCCAGTTTACTGATTGTTCTATTGAAGTTGCCATTTAATTATCCTATGCGTAGTTTCTAGCAGCATCACCTGCTATCTGAAGTCCAGTTGCAGTGTTACTTGCTGTTGATACTGAGTTGATACGGGATTGTGCTCTGTTCTTGTTTGATAAGCGATCCATATCTAACTGAGCTATCTGTCTATCTAGGTTCTGAGAGATGCCAGTGTCGGCCACTAAGCCTTGTCTCATAATACTCTGGCCGATTACATCGTTATTAAGAATACCGCCTGAGTTAATAGCTGCCATGTCTGCTCTTGCTAAAGCTTGGCGTGATTGTAACTGGTTTTCAATTAGCTCTCCTGCTGATTTCTCTTGCAGTTGGCTTTGTTGTAAATTTATTTGTTGATCTTGCTGCATAGCTGCGATGTTTGCGTTTCTCGCATTCATTTCAGCCGTATCGTTTTGAGCCTTTGCGCTCATTACTGTACCACCAACTGAAGCGGCTAAACTTGCGGCAGTACCTACTGTACCCCATGCTGCTGTAACTGTGGCTGCGCTTGCTGCTGTTCCTGCGGCTGTGGCTGCTGCGGCTGTTGCGCCACTAGCTAATGCGGCAGAAGATGCCGAAGCGGCTGCGGCTGTAGCTGCTGTTGAGCCTGCTCCACCAAGAATGGTAGGGATTGCTGCTAATAAAGGTGCACACATTTTTTAATCCTCACGAACTGGATAAAGGGTTCTTTCCCTACTCCATATTCTTCTTCTAATTTTATAAATTCAAATCCTAATGACTTGAGCCATCTCTTCGATACTGTATTATCTGCATGAACGTAATTAAAAAGAAGTGGGTATCTTTCTAGTATTTCATCTACCCACTGCTTTGCTACAGGTATCATGGTACGTTTAGTCTCTAATAACTTATCTGTACCGAGCATCCAAGGGACAGCGTAAGAACCATAATCAGACACACCAAACATCGCCACAACACTTCCATCTTCGTGGATAATGCTATTATGCTCCTGAGAGGTTCTATAAGACTCTTTGAGAGCATCGTAGGGTTCAAAGCCATGACTAGCCATAACTTCATTAGCGTCCTGTGAACGCATATGAGGAGCCATAGCTCGGCAGTCCTCAAACCTTGCAGGTCTGTAGTGGTGTCCCATGTTTACATCCTTTTGTTTCTTAAAGTGACGAAAGCTTCTACTTCAGCATTTTGGAACGTGCTGGGTAAGTGACTATCGTTGTTTATGGTTATATCTGTTTCTCGTGCTTGAGACTGTATACCAACTTTAAGTGTACCGTCTTCAACTACTGGAGAGTAACCTAAGATGTTGTCAGCCTGTCCTAAGATACGGCCAGTAAAGTTAGTTACTTTATCGGCTCTACCTGTTGAGGAGACTGTCACATTAAAGCTACCTGTGTCATTATAGTTTAAACCTAAACTCCTTAATTGGTAACGAGCCATACGTGTAGGGTCGTTGTCACCAGCTTTAAACACTTGCTCAGAGAATTTATATTTAAAGTTATAAGATTCACCTACGTAGACATAATTATTTAAAGTAACGCCGTCAGCTATATGTGTACCTGCTAGATATGTAAATAAAGCGCTATCATCGTTTACATCACCAGAAGCAATTAAGGTTCCTTTATGATTAACGAAGTGTGTGTCTGAGGTAACATCATAAACATTTAACAATGCAGCTCGGCTAGTTACACCTGATAAGGTCTTGCGATGATCCAAATGCACAACACTAACATCACTTGAAACAGTTACGTTAGTTGTAGAGTATATAAAATCTACAGTAAAATCGCCTGTAAATAAGGATGTGTATATGGAACTATCTGCAACTACTTCAAGGTCTACATACGTATTAGCTTCTACAGAAGTAGGTGTGAAGTGGGATGTTGAATTACCACCTGACACTACTATAGGCTTGGTGAAGATATACGAGGTAGTATTATTAGTTATTTTAATACTAGCTGGTAGAAAAGAATCGTCATATGTTTTGGAACCAGCGAACAAGGTTTTCAATGCACGTACCTTAACTAGATAAGTAGTTGAAGATGAGGGAGTGCTACTCTCTTGTGCAAAAGCTTGTATTAAATTACTACTGTTTGAAGATCCTGTATTACCCACGCTTGGGTAAAGACCTTTAATATTGGTAGCGTACCCAAAGGCAGCGCTAGACCAACTTCCTGATGTACCAGTTACAGTTGCTTGTGTGGATTCTTGGTATGTAGTTGATACGTCTGAGTTAGATAAGGACATTTCTTCAAAAGAACCATCCATAAAAACTATTGTTAAGGTATCGTTGTTAAAGAAAACGTGTTTAACTTCTTTTGAGAATATCCACTTAGACCAAGAACTTTGTATACGTTCTTGATCGGAGTTGTACCATTTATACACGTAACATTCTTTCTTGTCTGTTTCAGTTAAACATAACAATATATCTTCATTAGAAGATGCTATCATTTGTCTTACAGTCCCTTCTAAATACCTAGGAACGTGTGATGTGATTGACGGAGCATCTTTGTTATCAGAGTCATCTTTAGTAAAGAACTCTCGGACACCTGAGTAGTCTCCACTCTTAGTAGTAAAGAATACGCTTGTACCTGCACCTACTGGTGTAGATGTTAAATCGCACTCATACTTTGTTGACTGGTCTATGATAACCTCTGAAGGTGTTAAGAGCGAGTCAGCAGATAGAGTGAACTGTGTTAAATCGGAGAAGAGTATTAGATCATCTTGAGCAGGTACAGCAGCCTTGAGGATTGATACCTCATTCTGACTAACTGCTAAATCAATAGGAGCTGAGTCAAGCAAGCTTCTCACTGTGACTCGGAAAAAGTTAAAGAAACTACTAGCTTCACTAAAGATAACATTCTCATCTGATAGGAAACCTAAGCGATTACGGTGAAAGAATACATCGTTAATCTTATTACCTACAAAACTTGGGAATGGGTTAGTATCGTCATCGCCACTCTTTCTTTCATCCCATGTGCTTGTACCAAAAGTGAAACTTAGGTCAGCATTCTGTGATAACGTGTGAGGCATAGTCGATGTGTCAAACGTATGGTAGATAGGAGTGTTAGGCCGTGAAGGCGCTGCACACTCTTTCCATGTGCCTGCTGTATTTGATCCTTCGTACTTAACGTAAAAGTCATCCTCTTTCTTCTGGTTATCCCCATTAATTTGGATAGTAAAACCATCAACACAGTATTGAGGAAGAGAGATAAAGTTTTTACATTTATCTTTAAATGCGAATAGATCATTACCACCATTATCGTCTGATACTTTAATGTTAAAATCAGCGGCATTAGTTTGTGTTGTTTCTATGACAACGAAAGGGTTGCCTGTTTCTCTTCTGGATTGGAGTCCCTGTGCGCTTAGAGATGAAGCAGAGACAACTGTTTGGTTTAAAAGAATATCAGTGTTTACTGTACTCCCACCATTTGTAATATCAAAGAAATTACCTGTTTTTAAGCCCTTTACCTCTTCCCCTGCATCAGTACCAGTACCATCACGAGTGGAAGCTGTCCCTGATACACCAGCCCAAGTATCGTCCGCAGTAGTTAAAGGGTCATTATCTCTACTTACTTCCCATTCATAATCTTTACCAAAGTTCATCACCTTCATGTAAAAGATGGCTTCATGCGGTCTTACATTCGAGGGAGTTGAAATGTCCTTTGCAACTACTTTATCTTTATTAACAAAGAAGGTGTAATCCGCAACAGAGGTTGCAGCTACCTGACCGCTGTTTATAGCGTCAGCGCCTAAGTAAGCAGTTAATGCTGCACTATCGGTATTAGTGGCTATTTCTGTTCCAGACTCATCCCAACTGGCTACTCCAGACTCATATCGAAGTTTACCGTCAATATCGTAGACGTACATCTTTGGAGTTACTGGATCAGTTACTACGGTGTACTGCTCATTAACGCTTCTTTTATATGTATGGAAATGTGCTCTGTTTACTTCCTCTTCACTGAGATAGTTAGCGCCGCTAGGTAATGTTTTCTTAAGTTTATTCTTTAACTGTGTAGGCGGTCGTTTCTTTAATCCATCAACAATATCAGAGAAACCGTTTTCCTGTGCTTCTGCTTGGCTTGCTAAACGCAAAGCTGGTGGTTGTTGAGAAACCCCATTGATGAGGTTTGGGATGTTCTTAGAAACTAGAGCCATTTGTTGTCACCTTTGTTCCAATGGAACGACTAAGTACACTTGCAGTACCGTAGTCATCGAATATATTATAGTCACCGTTATCCCCTTCCATCTCTTGTAGGGCGAATAAGGCTTCTTGTTCATCATTCCTGTTCATTGCTGACAGTGAATCACTACTAACTACTCGCTCTTGAAAGATACGGGCAGCTTTAACAGTGATGTAGCGTCTTGCTACTTCAGGACATATTTCAAAATCTAATAGGACAACCACATCAAGTTTGAGGGCTTTGCCTATATTAAAACTATGTTTAATCTTATCGTACATCTTGTTGCCACGTTGGATGTACTCTTGTTTAGAGCTTCTGTACTTCGTCTCAGAGTTAGCTAAGTCAGCTCTAATGATCTCTGTGGGAAGTATAACATTACCGCTAGTGTCAGCAGCAACGGTATAATCTGGTTCCGAGTTAAAGTTCCAGCCATGAGCTTGGACGCTTCTTGACACTTCATTGAGAATTGTCTCAGCAGTCTCGGCATCTACTAAGCCAGATGTTAAACTGTTCACTGGTGCTTCACCAATAGTAGACAGCATAGAGTTCACTGCTTCCAGTTTTGTTGTAGGAGTTGTCATGTTTACCTCAATGAAAAAATAAAGAGAGAAACACCCCCGAAGGGGTGCTCTCAAACACAATTATTGTGCGTTTACTAATTTAACAGCACACTCAGGACGTAATGAGTCGTGACCCATTGCGTAGCGAGCTACCATTAGTGTACCTTGTTTTGAAACTTGGTACTCTGATTCAACACCTAAGTCTAATAACTTAACTGTTGCAGCAGCGTCTTTAGTAAATACTAAGCCTTTAGAACCTGAAGGTAGGTTGTTAGACATATAGACTTTAGCGCCACCGATTTGTGGAACAGTACCAGTGTTTAAGTTACCACCAGAACCGAAGTCTGAACTCATAACACCAGCAAGGTTAGAAACCGAACCAGTGAATAGTTTGTAGTAATGTTCAGCATCTAATACTACTGATTTCTCACCAGTAACATTCTTAGTATCAAGAGCTTCTAAAGCTTCGAAGATACCATCAGCTACGTTTTGACCATTTGTTGCAGCACCAGTACCGCCTAACTCAACATCAGCGTTGTTCTGTGATGCACCTTGAGCGTACTCAGAAGCGTCAGCAGTTGCAGCAGCAATCTTTTCAAAGATAGATACGTCAGCAGCTTTAGCTAGAGCAGTACCAATCTCAGTAGAGTAGATTGAGCGAACATCGTAATGATTCATCGCTTCATCAATTTTCGCAATGAAAACAGAAGAAGTTAAAAGATCATTGATGGTTACAACTTTCTCACTGTGAGCGATAGCACTAGGAGATACTTCGTTACCAGCTTGAAGAGTTGCAGTAGCAGCGATACCTGTTAATGGGAACTGTGCACTAGAACCTTGAGAGATTGTGCGTACACGGTGTAATGGCATTGCGATGTTGTTAGTGTTGAATGCTGTTAATACTTCACCAGTGAACGTCTTTAAAAAGAGTTCCTTGGCATCATCAGCACCGCCAGCTTTTTGTCCCAATCGGGATGCAGTATAAGACATAATGTTTTACCTTTTAGTTAAATGTTTAAATGATTAAGATTCTACTCAGTCACTTAACACTCATGCGTTCTCTGAGATTATCCTCCTCGGAGGGTCAAATGTAATAGTATTGC